CAAGTGAACCCATGCCAAGTTTCTTCTCGAATAAAGGTTCTTTCGTATCTTCGTCTTCTTTTTTATTACCAGACGAACCGTCTTCTGGTTTGTTTTTAATAACACCACCACTTTCAACGATAGCTTTTGGTTTGGCTTTTTTTATGAGATCTTTCCATGAATCTTCGCTTTCCATAATTGGAATAGTTACATTTTCTAACCGAGCTTCCTGCTCAGGTGTATTTTTAATCTCAATAAGTTCCGCTTCCTGAATAGATTCAGTTAATTCTTTTAGTTTATCGGTGTCTTTTAACATTCCAAATCCGCGCATTTTTGCTCCGTTGTTGTATTATATAATATAAGTTTATACAGATCTATATTTACGTGCGAAACATTAAACCGCTACCTAAATCTTCCCCTTCGCCATCATTTTCGTCGTATATACCATTAATTTGATTTTCAGGAAGAAATTCCGCTCCTTTTTGTAATTCTGCCATGTGAAAGTTAGGATCCCTCACATCGGCCATTACTTTATCAGCTGTAGACCTTTCTTCTTCGGTAGTTAAAAGATACTCATCCTCAGATACTCTCTTCATATCTACCTCCACTACATTACCATAAAAGAACGGCGTATTTACATAATATACTATCCAATATATAGACGTAACATGATCATCGTGGTTTCCACCTAATCCACCCCACTTCTTCTGAGTCGTTTTACCAAATGAATGTAGTTCTTCTATAGTTTCTCGGTCTTTTAACTTTAGAAAACCCCTCTGAACACATGTTTTTAATAATATACATGCAGTCTCCTTAAGCCTATCAGTAGCCCATAACCCCATCTGCTTACCTGTAGGATGGAAATGTAATATATTTTCATACTCAGCTTTAAGATGGAAAAACTGCATCGCAGCAATACCCGGCCCATTTTGCTCTATGATTAAACGCGGATCCCCATAGCACTTCAATAAATTTCTTGCTTTTTGACAAAATTCATCGATATCCATACTATTGGAATATAGTTTAGCTACTTGATGTATAGTAATATTGGATTTAACTAAACATATTTGTAATACAGTATAATCTGCATGTATACCATAACCAGAGTCAATAGAAGCAACGTATTCCCAGTTTTTTACTTCTATTTGTTTTGGATTACGAGGAAGTTCCCATATTTTAACACAGTCGGGAAGCTTGGGGATCTTCATAGGTTCTACTGGTTTTAAGTCTCTTAAAAAGTTATGGTCGATTAATGTAGATATACTGCCGATAAATTGACACAAAAATTCTTGGTTGAAGCGAATTTCACCTATACGGGCCTTTTCTTGCCTTGCCCATTCTGCAGTTCTACCCGGAACAGCATTCCAAGGAATCTCACTGCGGACATATCCGTTACCTTCTTTAGTAACACTGTAGTCGCCCAATGCTTTTTCCCACATACGATAAAATTGATTCATTCCTTTTGGGGTACTTGTCATAATAACTTTAGTAGTTGTACCTGATGAAATAGTAGGAAATACAGAGGCTATAAACTCTTCTGCAATGTGCGGTTTTACGAAGGCGAATTCATCAAGATACAAGCATTGACGTGTAAGTACCTTATTTATCAAGTACTTATGACCATTAGCAACTTCCAAAAAATCATAAACATCGGTAATTTCCTCGCTTTCTTTTATATCAACTACTTCTATTTTTGAGTTATCTATTGATTGTACTAAGTCGCCGATTGACAAGTCTTTTGTAAACACATGGTCATTTTCATTGATACATATTTTATGTTTAGGCGTACATTCTAATATACTACCATCTGAAAATGATAGAGTGGTGACTTTATTTGTGCCACATAACAAACCTTCGAAATGCTGAAATCCAGTATCTGTTAATATGTCGTATTTGGTATTTTTTAATACTTTATTTAGTTTTAGATCTGCCACTTCGTTTAAGTCTTCCTATTTCCCAACCTAATTTATCTGGATGACTAGTCCCGTTAAAGGAATGGGGAATTATATGATGTACTTCATATCGTTTGATTTTATTTTTCTTTTCTATCTCTCGTTCAGATTTAAGTTCGAATCTACTTTCTATTAAATCATTATATATTTTTTTATAATTCATTTTATTATTCACCTTTCAAATCAAATAGTCTAACATCTATTATATTTTGTTCTTCATTCAGATCATCATGTAATTCTTTCATAGACATCTTTTTAATTTCGCCTGTCTGTTTATCTCTAACAGTAATTATACCATTTCCTGTAACACAATTGATAGCCATACCACGAACTGTGTCTGGTGAAGTAGCGGCGCATTTTATACGAGTGCCGTGGGACAGCCTAACTTCACGCTTAGCCCATGTAGAAACACCAGGTTGTATCCAATAAGGAAGTGATATGTAAGCGTCTCTTAATTGCTGTAATTGTTCTTGGGCAAGACTAAGTTTATTTGCAAGAATTACAACTACTTTTTGTTTATTAAATATAGAATACCATAAAAGATATGCCATAGTTGTAGTGCTCTTACCAGATTGGCGCGGGAAGCGTAGTATATTGAAGCGAAAATCAATATACTTTTTAAGGACTTCTTTCTGAAAATCCCACATTTTAAAAAGTTGCATTCCATGGTCTTTTGTATTAATATACACATAATTTTCAATAAAATACATCGGGTCTTTAGCGCATTTCCGCAGTTCTTCCAACTGCCACGGTTCTACCGAAACACTTTCATTATGATCTCTAAGATTATTTATTCCTTTAAATGGCATATATACCTTATGGGTTATTCAAACGACATAGCGGGTGCTTCTTTTAATCCCGGAAATAAAATGTTATTCCCTATAAATTTGCACTCAAATTCTTGTTTAAACACATTCTTCCCAATGTATTTTATTTGTTCTTTTTTCCAGTTCTCATCTCTACCTGGCACTGCCCACCATGGGATACAAATAGGCTTTAAGTTATTGTCATTAGTTAGTGCGCCACTCCATAAGCGATAAAAATGATTAAATCCATTGGGAGAAGATGATATTACGAGTTTAAGATTTTCTTCATGTGTTACAAACGTAGGATAAAAAGCACAGAAAAATTTTTGTAGGTCATTCATCTTAGGAAAAGCTGCTTCATCTAAGTATGTATAATGAAGGACCATTCTTAAACTCCTAACGTAGGTATCATCAAGTTGATGTGCTATTATTTTTGTGCCATTATCTAATTGCAGCATGTGCTTATTATTTATAGTTAACTTTGGTTGCATGAATTTAGGCAGGCTTAGTAACATATCTTTAAAAATTCTTAAAAGATCGGTAAAATGGCGTACTTTGTTACATAAAATGAGCACGTTTTTATTTGAATTAAAAACTGCGTAATGCAACATATAAGCAAGATTTGTTACAGTATTACCACATTGTCTTGATTTATTTATAATTATTTCATTGTATTCGTGGAGTATATCAATCAAGTCAGATTGTAAAGTTTCCATATTATAAGGAGAACTTATATAGTCCAGTGACTTAATTTGTACAGCATTTTTAATAAAAAATTTAGGGTCTACTGCGCATCGATTCGAAAAGTCTGAAGGTCCAAGATTATATCTATTCATATTGTGCTCACTTTCGTTAAATGTTTTCATGAAACTATCTATTTCTTTCTGGTGTTTTTCGCCGAATTCATCTACTGCTCGTCTTACTATCTCGGCGCGAGTGACGTTTAAAACATCAGCTATCGTAGATATTCTCTCCTCCTGAGGCTGGGTGATGTATATATTGACCCTTTTCATAAAATTGTTCCTAATGTGGTGTATGTATTGTTTATATAAACTTTTATTTTTTTGTATAAACTTAAAGAAAACGACATTGAAACATGAAAAATATCGAAAAATACAGGAAAACGAAGGCATTTATAGAATCTTTAGAACCTTTAGCGGGTTCTCTTTTTATTGATACTATAAAGAAATCATTAGGTATTTGCTTTAAAAATTCTATATTTGAGGGAATAAGTGAAGGAAACGAGATGAAAATCGACTGGCAACGGTTCAAAGCCCCGATGATTCAGAATGGTGTGAAATTGATGAAAGAAATCAATGATGCTGGGTTTGAAGCCTATGTTGTCGGTGGTGCTGTAAGAGATATTCTTATGGGGGATCCTAATCCCCATGATATTGATATTGCGTCTAATATGCCAATAGATGAACTTAAGAAACGTTATAGAACAATCGAATATGGTGGTGGTGAAACCCACGGTACTGTAATCGTTAGATATAACGAGGAAGATTACGAAATTACCCAATTTCGTGCGGAATCTGAATACACTGATGGCAGGCGACCTGATAAAGTGGAATTTATACAGTCTTTTGAGGAGGACACTAAACGTAGAGATTTTACAATTAATTCTATGGGTATAGACGCAGCCGGGAATGTAATTGATTATCATGGTGGTGCCGAGGATATTAAAGACAAACGTCTCAGGACTGTAGGCAACGCAAGAGATAGATTTGGGGCAGCAAGCGATGGCGATGCATTACGTATGCTACGAGCGGTTAGATTTGCCGCCAGATTTGATTTTAATGTTGACCCTGAAATTATTGAGGCAATAAAAGAATTAAAACATCTCATAAAATCTACGGTTTCCGTAGAAAGAGTAAGAGATGAGTTATGGAAAACCATCGGATATGGCGGTAAAAAATTCGGAGAAGCTTTGAAGTTCATGAAAGACACTGAACTATTTAATGTCATTCTACCTACAATAAATTTGACGGACGAAAAGATAGAAGCTGTTAACGAAGTTGATAGTAATGATCCCATAATTAATTTCTCTATTCTAATGAAAGACATGCACAGAGAGGAAATCAATTTAGTATGTGATGGTTTAACAACGACTAAGCCTGAAAAAAAGTCTATTGGTTACATAGTTGATGGCTTAAAAGTATATCCTTTTTTGGATAAAATACCCAATAAAAAACTTGCTATGAATATAGTTATGAATCCTGATTTTTCTAAACTCAGAAAAACTTATAGTGCCATTAACGGTAATGATGTTAACGGTATTGAAGAAATCATTAATAAATATGCTACGATTGCATCGAAGCAAAAAGAGATTAATGTAATCATTGGTTCAAAAGGAATTAAGGGCAATGACTTTAATGCGATGATAGAAAAAGTTACTGGTTGGTTATTTATGAATGGTATGACAGATACGGAAGCAATAGACAAGTTTATCGAGAAAAATAAATAGATGGAGCAAAAACTTTTAATTGATTGGGAGAAACCCGACTTTCGAGAAGAAACTGGCGAGTATTTTGAAAACCAGTTTACTAAAGATTGGCTTCAGGAAAAAGGAATTGTATTTAAAACCGAACAAGAACTAATCGAAGCATTTTCAACAGGTAGCTTAGAAACAATAACACAGGAACAATTAAAAAACTCAGAGAATATAACTCATAAGACAGAAGACTTTGAAGCTGAACTAGCTAATAGAGAATATAAAGAAAGCTTTGAGTCTATGGAAAGCAATTTAGTGAATGAAGGTGAAATAACATTACCAGCCCCGATTATTTTATATATTAATAATACATATTATGGATTTGCTGGTAATAGGAGAATGAATTTGGCTTTTAAATACGGATTACCGTTAAAAGCATGGATTGTTAGGATTTAAAAATGATAAATTATTATGAAGATTTGGTACTAATGGAAGATGTTATGGAAGGGAGCGTTAGGTTAAATATATTTGACTTTGACGGAACAATATTTTATTCTCCAAGTCCTAATCCTGAACTTTGGGATAATAAGACATTAGGAAAATTAACGGGTGAAATAAGAAGCGGTGGATATGGTTGGTATCAGAATCCAATTACTTTGGATGATGAATTCATAGACGATGATGCATTTGTTGATGAGATAGTTTATGAAGTTAGGAAGTCAATGGATGATTCTAATTCTGTTACCGTCATGTTGACAGGACGAACAAGCGAATATGAACCGCAGGTTAAAAAATTACTACAACAAGAAGGTTTAAAGTTTGATGAGTATGGATTTAAAACTGGCGGGACTACTATGGGGTTCAAACAAGATTTTGTAAGAAATCTAATTGAAAAATATAGACCAAGTCAGGTTAAAATGTGGGATGATAGGAATAAGCATATTCCGCGTTTCGAAAAATTCCTTGACGAGATGCAAGATATATATCCTTTCATAAAAGGTTACGATGTTGTTCATGTTATGACGAATGATTATTACATTGATGAACCACGAGAAAAGAAATTAGTAGAAAAGCTTATGCAAAATCCTGCAATTGGTAGTTTCCAATCAGAAAAAAATAAACATCATAATGAGAAGAACCAGAAAAAGGAAAAGAGACCAATTTTTTGGGCTGCTTATCTTCAACCTGAATCACAGGAGAAATTAATTCAAACTCTTGCTGCTAAAATTCCAGAAGATTGGAAGATATTTGCTCATCATATGACAATTGCTTTCGGTAAACTTAAAGGCGATGATGTTAAAGAATTTATACATAAAAATATGGGTAAAGACGTGGAATTAACTGCGGTGGAACTTGGTATAAGCGACACAGTTATGGCCGTTAAAATCAGATCTGATGTTCCTAGCGATAATAAAATTATACACGTTACACTGGCTGTTTCCCCACAGGGAAAGCCTGTTCAAAGTAATTTTATAACCGATTGGAAGCCTTTGCCTGAACCAATTAAACTAAATGCAAAAATAGGTGCGGAATACGGAAAATAATTATTCAAATAAAGGAACGGTTTAATGAGTATATTTTCAAAAATATTAAATAAGCATAAGATTTATACAGGAAAGTACTTCTTCATGATTTATGACGGATATCCTGCATCACCAGGTCATATTTTAATTATTTCCAATGAGGAAAAATTTGACTATTTTGCATTAAATAAAAAGGAACGAACTGAACTTAATTCACTAATTCAAGTAGCCAAAGAAATAATTGAAAAAGATCATAAACCAGATGGCTATAACATAGGCATGAATTGCGGAGAAGCTGCGGGACAAACAGTAATGCATTTTCATTGTCATGTAATCCCAAGGTATTTTGGTGATATGAAAAATCCTAGAGGTGGAATCAGACATTGTATAAAAGACAAAGGATATTATTAAAAGCAGCTAAATTTTTCTCCATTTAAATCTAAGAATATCATTCGTCTGGGGAATTAATCCTTGTTGTTTATTTCGTAATAACTTTTTATTAATTGATATATCTTTTTTGAATGCTGAGCTTGTAATAGAATCTTTAATATGAGTTGCAACATAAATAACTATATTACTTGAAGTTTTTTCACGTATTAATTTAACCAGATTATGTTTTAACCAGTTATCTTCATATCCATATTTTCCAGAAAAATCCTCATCATATCCTTTGGCTTCCCAAAATACATCTTTATTAATATAAAAGATATTCTGTGCTTTAGTCATTTTATGTTGGGTTCCCATATTATACCTAGTAAACGTATAATAAATAGAACGATCTTGTTTTAACTCTAATAGTTTAATTAAGTTTTTTTCTGTCAATATATGGTCTAAATCTGATAAATATGCCCATTCTGTTGTGCATTCACTCATGGCTAGGTTTTTAGCACCACCGTTGTTCCACCCTTTATCTTCTTCTATTCTATATAAAGTTAAATCAATGCCATCAATTGAATAGTTAGATAAAGGATAAGTCTGAGATCCATCATCCACAACTATTATCTTTATTTGTTCTTTTATATCTAATCTATAATTTGACCATGTGTTAAACTGTTCTTTTAACATTTCTGGTTGATTATAATATGAGAAAACTAAACTTATCACTTTACGATCCGTGAGCGGGAAAGCCCACGACTTTAGTCGTGGGATGAAAGCGAACAAATAATTTAATAATCATATAAACAAAAATAGGTTTTTTTAATAGAAAAAAAGTATATTTAAATTAGATGATTCAGTTAAAGATCCTGAATCTCATGGCGCATTAATTCAGGAACTTGGTTCTCAAATACCAGAAGGTTGGAAAATTTATGCGCATCATATGACTATTGCTTTTGGCAAACCTCAGCGTGAGGATGTCATGGAATACATAAATAATAATATGGGTAAAGAAGTGGAATTTACGGCTGTGGAACTTGGTAAGAGTGATACAGTCATGGCTGTTAAGGTTAGAACGGATATCCCGAGTAATAATAAAATTACACATGTTACGTTGGCAGTTTCCCCTAATGGAAAGCCTGTTCAAAGTAATTTTATAACCGAGTGGACACCTTTACCTGAACCAATTAAACTAAAGGCTAAAATAGGCGCGGAATATAATAAATAATTCTCATTTTCCTCTATGTTCCAATTCTCTAAGTAATGCTTTTCCCGCTTTTTGGTCATATTCATTGTCACTATCAGACGTAAATTTTTCCACCATGTTTCTAATTTGGGTTTCCGTTTTTCCGTTTTTTAAATGTCTGTCTACAAATGATTTAGCCATCTGAGCAGTGTAATTTACAGGCACTTTCTCATGCACGTCCAAATTTGCTTTTGCTATTCTATCATTTTTTTCAACTTCATATTTATCTAATGCGCTAAGCAATGCTTTTCCCGCTTTTTGCATCCCTTCGTCTGAACTCTTATCCATTATTTCTATTTGCCTTTTAATTTCGTCTGGTGTCATGTGTCTTTGGTATAAAAGTAGCCTTAACGTCAGGTTAGCCCGAATATCATCATTTGTAGTTGGTGTGTACCCGTTTTCAGCAGCTTCTTTCTCAGTTTCAGCTCCGGTTCCACCTTTTGCATCTACTTTATTTTCGATTTTATCAGCATACTTATCGGCTACTTTACCTAACATTTTATCAACCGCATCTTTCTCTGAATCTGATGCACCATCACCGCCAGATATTTGTTCTATAACTTGGTCACCAGCTGCGCTAATTACATCAGCATTAGGCCCTGCTATGCCTTGTGCAGTGGTCATCGTTATAAGCGCACCCAAAAGTAAGCCCATTATTTTCTTTCTAGGCCATGACCTCATTTTTTCTAAAACACCAGCTTCGCATAAGGCTTTATTACCACTTATTGATTCAAGTAGTTTATCTGCTTCGTTTCGCAAAGAAACGCCATAAAAGCATAATCAGTA